GCTACTTCTGCTGCTGCTGCTGGCTCGAGTACGCCTCGGCGGAGTTGCCGTGGACGGGGACGTGGTTCGACGGGCCGGGTGACTTCCCAGCGTTGCCGGGCGTCTGCTTCTTGACGCCGAGCCCGGTCTGCGCCGCTTTCGGGTGGGCCACCGGAGTCTGTTTGGGCTTCATCGTTTCTCCTTTTCGGCTGGGGAGGGCGGGCCGGAGCTCGCCCTCCCCAGCACTCTTCGGGTCGGTCTAGGTGGTGCCCGTCAGGGCGACGAACGCCGAGGCGGAGAGCACCTTCGAGGTGTTCCTCCACCAGGCGTATAGGCCGCGCTGGCCGGTCGGCAGGTTGCCCTGGGCGGCGCCGAACAGGAACGGGATCAGCTCGATCTGCATTCCGATCCGGTCGACGATGAGGAAGTACGAGAAGTCGCCGACGATCATGATCTTCGTCGCGTTGACGACTGTCGCCTGCATCGCCGATGCTTCCCAGGCTCCGCGGCCGAGCAGGGTGGCGCCGGTGTTGCCGGGCGTCGGTGCCTGCGTGACGAGCCCCTGTGAGATGTAGAGCCACAGGGCCGCGCCGCCCGCGGTGTCGATGCCGCGGACGATGTTGTAGATCCCGCGGTTCGACACGAACGACTCGTTGGGCCGGAACCTCGGCGGCAGAGCTGCCTCGAGGGCGTACACGTTTGCTGCTGTCACCGTCAGGCCGGTCGCTGCGCCGACGGTGGTGGTGGTGCCGGTGACGAAGCCCTGCGGGTTGACGCCGGAACCGGCGCCGGTCACGAACGCGACCGCCTCTTCGTCGTCTTTCGAGTCCTGGAAGAGCTTGCCCATTTCGGCCTCGAGGGCCCCCCAGTCCTCCTGCACCTCGATGGAGAACGGCACGAACGCCTGCGCCTTCGTGACGGTCGCCGTCGGCGCCGCCATCGTCGGCGTGTTGTCCGAAGCCGGACCGGCTTCCGAGGCCCTCGATGCGGTGATCGCACCGGAGCTGACACCGTTCCAGGTGTTCGATCCGGTGATCGTCTCGACGCGCCCGAGTGCGCGCGCCGGGTTGACCACGCTGTTCGACGTCGGGATGACCGTCGGGTCGAGCGTGAACGGGACGGCCTGGCCGCCTGTGGTCGCTCCGAGCGAAAGAGCACGCTGCTCCTCGCTGGAGAGGCCGTTCGCGTTCCCGGCCAGCGCGGCCTTCCAGAAGGCCCGGCGGTACACGGGGCTTCCGGTGACGAGCAGGTGGCGGGCCATCTCGCCCGGAACCGTCTGCTGCGTCGTGTCGATCAGCCGCTCGATGTGCGTCTGGATGTCCTCACGGCTCAGGCGCTTCTCGGCTCCGAGGAACGGGAACCGTGAGAGCTCGACCGCGCGCATCGCGTTGTCGCGGAAGAGGCCGCGGAGCTTGTCGGGGTTGTTGAACGCCTCCCGGTACTCAGGCGCGTTCGTGTCCCAGACGTCACGCTCCTTCTGCGTCTGGCGGCCGCCGAAGCTCCGATCGTCCATCCGTTCGACGCGCGGGGCCTCGGTGCCCATCTCGCGGACGACCCGGTCGCGGGCCTCGAGCTCGCGGACGCGCGAGTCGATCTCGTCGTTCTGCTTCTTGAGACCGGCGAACTCATCGCGGGCCTCGTCGGGGAACGGCAGGCCGTCGAACTCGTGGTTCAGGTCGGCGAGCCTTCCCTTGACGTCTTTCTGGTGGTTGACGAGCTCCTCTACGGAGCGGAACTCGTCGAGGTCTACCGGGTCCACATCTGCTCCCATTCGTCTAGTGGCACGTGCGGCCACGTCTGGTCAGTCGCGCGGCGCTCCGGGGCTCCCGAGGTGACGTCGGACGTCGGCGTCGGGGTGGGGAGGGTGCGGCCGGATGAACGTCCGGCTTCGTCTTCGTCTTCGATCGCCTCGTCTTCTTGTACCTCGATCGGCACCAGGTCTGCGAGGGTGGCGAGGACGGACTCCATCACCGGGATGTTGGCTTCGTCTCCCGGTTCGTCTTGCTCGTCGATGTATACGGCGCCCAGTTGGATCATCTGGGCGAGGGTCGAGAGGTCTTCGACGTCCATGCGGAGCAGCGACGCGTCGCCCGCGGTGAGGAGGTCTCGAGCCTGGGTCGGGTCGCGCTGGATCGCGTCGAAGAGGAAGCGGTCGGTGAGCGAGCGCACGCCTGCGGTCGCGTCGTCGTACGCGGGGAACGTGACGGGCCCGAACTCCATCACCTGCGCCTCTTTGATCGTGCGCTCAGGCATGCCGGTCGGGTTGTCCGCCGAGGTGCCGGGCTCGTCGTCGAGCTCCTCGCGCATGACTTTGAACCGGAACGACGCGCCGTAGAGGCCCGCCTCGAGGCCGGGGATCAGCTCGCGGTTGTACGCGGTGTCGAGCAGCCGTACCTCGTAGGCGGCGCCGGTGTCGTCCTCGGCGAGGAGCTCGGGCGTGCCGAGTGGCTTGTCGCCGATCTGCGGGTCCTGGCCGTGCTGAAACAGCACCTTCGGTGTCCGCTCGCGGAACGTCTTCTTGAATGCGCCGGGCGCGATCCGCTCGAGGAAGTGTCCCTCAAACCACGAGTCGATCTCCGTCCAGCGGTTGAACACGGCGAAGTGGCCGTGCAGGGTGGGCATCTCGCCGGGCTTGCTCGCGCGGAGCTCGATCCCCGGTTTGTAGGCGCGGATGACTCCACGTCCGGCGGCGGTGGTTGCAGTTGTCGCCATAGAGCTTGTCTCCCTCCTTATGGGGTCGTCACCGGCTGCTTGCCGTTCGTCGGTGGTGTCGGCTGCGGGCTGACCTTGTCGACGCCCGGATCCGCGACGTTGTCGGTGCCGGGTGGCATGAGCTGCACCGATACGAGCCCGGTGTGGGTCAGGAGGCTGAAGTCGCCCGCCTCGAGGGCCAGCACGATCGAGTCGGGGTCGTACCCGGCCGACACGAGCTGGTTCGCGGCTGTCGCCTTTTCCTGCATCTCCTTCGCCTTGTCTTGGATGTCCTCTTTCAGCGCCGGGACGTCGCGGTCGTCGTACCAGAGTTCGGCGCCCGGCGGGACTCGGGTGATGTTCGCCAGCGACCCGCACGCGTTGCGCCACAGCGGGCGCATCGTGCCGTCGGCGAACCGGCGCCGGGCCTGCGAGTAGTTCGAGTAGGTCGCGGCCTGGAGGCCTTCGGAGAGGCCGACGATGACGGGGGGTACTCCGGCGGCCGCGGCGATGCGCGTCTCACCGGCGCCCTGCGTGATCTTGAAGTCCATTTCCTGGAGGTTCGAGCCGACGATCGTTGCGTCGGTCCCGGCGCCGATGAAGAGCGTCTTATAGGCGTTCATCGAGCCCTCGTGTCCCTCTTTGAAGAGGTCGATCCACGGCTTCATCTTCTCGACGGTGTCGAGGTCGAACTTGACGACCATGTTTGGTGTCGCGCCGTTGTCGAAGAAGCGGCCTTTGAAGTCGGTGGCCGCCTTGTCGGCCATCACCTCGCGTACGATCGGCGTGATCCAAGACATGCCGCGGAAGCGTGCTTCGGGGTCGGGGATCGGCGCGAAGTGAGCGACCTGCTCGGGTAGGAACGTCTCGATGTCGCGGCCGGAGTGGCGGCCGCCGGGGTGGAAGATGTACCCGATGACGGTCGCGTCGACGTCCCACGCGTCGCCGTCTGGTTTCGGCGTGCCGGTCACGATGTCTACCCAGTCGGGGCGGAGCAGGGAGAGCCCGTGCGGCCGGTCGACGACGAACGCGTTCCCGGCGAGGTCGGCGATCTGGATCATCCGGGCGAGGAGGTCGCCGGTCGTGCCGCCGACCCACGGCTTCTCGAGCTTGCCGAGCTCGGCGCCGCCGAAGAGCGGGCCGGGCCTGCCCTTCGTGAAGCGGCGGAACTGGAACCGGGCCTCGGCGAAGAGCTTCGCTCGGACGTCCATGCAGGAGAACACGACGGAGCACGATTTGTAGGCGCCTCGAGCGTACGTCTGGAAGTCGCGGATCTCTTCCTGCGTGGAGCCGGGCAGTGTGTAGCTGACGCCGTTGAAGGAGAACGACGTCAGCATCTGGACGTACTGCTGAAGCGAGAGAGCCGGGTCGGCCCGGCTCTCGGTGCTGCGGAACGGGTTCAGCCTCACGGGCGCCATCCTTTGGGGCGGTATCGGTTCGGCCAGATGCCTGCGGTGCGGAGCGTCGTCACGAGGCGGGCGTTGTAGTCGAGCGCCAGGATCCGCGCGTCGCCGTCGAGGAGGTAGGCGCGGGCGATCCGGTCGGTGATCGCTGCGGTCACGCGGTGCTCGGCGACGTCCGCGAACCGGGCCACGGTGTCGGGGTTCACGCCCATGAGAACGCCGGTTCTCCTACGACGCCGATTTCCGCGGCGGCGGAGGTGTGGACCATCGCCGCGGCGACGAGCGCGTCGATGACGCGGCGGCGGGCGAGGTCGTCGCGCACCGTCCTGGACTCGCTGGGCCGCTCGAACTTCACGTCGCCCTGGGGGAGGACGCGGGCGACGGCGTTCAGCGCGTGCGTTGTCAGGGCGGCGTCGCCCGCGTGGCGCAGCCACCCCTCGCGGAGGGCTTCCATAAAGCGGGCGTAATCGAGGCACGCCAGCGAGTTGACTTGGGTTCGGTCGACGACGCGCGACCCGAGGTTCTCCTGGATCCACTGGGAGAGCTGGGCGCCGTTCGTCATGTCCATCACGACGGTGTGTACCGGGTTGCGCTCGTGGACGTTTAGGAGGGCGGCCTCGACGAGGTGGGCGTCGAGCTGGTTGCCGTCGCGGGGGGGCTCGAGCACGGTGGCCGGGCCGAGCAGCCGGAACTCGGCGTCACGGATCCAGAGGGGAACCATCGCC